GGTAAAGGTTACTGCTGTTGGAACCCCATTATTAAATCTTCCGCTTATATCGTTGGTATCAATAGAATCAAATGTCCACCAGCCGCCCTGACTTACATCTCTCTTAAATTGATCGAATGCACCTGACATTAGTTTAAGCTATCGCCCGATTATATGTGCGATATTTTAGCGTGTTGCCGCTCGATGCGAGAGCCACGCCACCCTGGTTATATAGGACCGGCTTCCATGTTCCTGGCGGCATGACGACTCGTGTCAGCGTGCCAGTCTGCGCCTGCGTCCCGACGACGATGCCGATGCTACCAACTGCGTAGTTGGACGGTGGCGGGCCAGCGGCGGATGAAGAAAAGCGCGAGTCTCCATATGAACTCGCATCATCGTTCAAAGGGTAGAGATAAATTCCGATGAAATTCGGGGTGACGAACACTGCACTCGCCAGCACCAACGAGAAGTCGCAGAACATATCCAGCGCCGTTTGATTGGTAACAGCTATGCCGCCCAAGATGGCATTGCCTGAGGCGATGGAGTTCAACTCCGTTGACATCAGCGTGGTCCACGTGAACCCGACACCGGAACCGGCTACCCATTTTTCTACAGCCATAGTTAGACGAGCCCCGCGTTTGCCGCGTCCGAAGTGGAAAGATTGCCAGGACCAGGCGGCCCATATGTTGGATAACCATATGTGTGGCACCAATCGATGTTGCTGGGCGTATCGAACTGCGTCGTCAATGCGATAAGGTTAGTGCGCGTCTGCGATCCGGCGCCGAATGTCGACAACAATGTCGTGCGTGTTGCCGTGCCGACCGACCCATCTGTCGTGCCAAGCATGAAGATATCGCGCACGTTCTGCCGCTGCACATCGGTCAACGCCGCCCATTCTGCCGCCACCAAACAATTGTAAAGCTTATAGGTTGGGATCAACATTGGCTGCGCGGCCGGCGCGATCTTCCAGCCGTTGATCGTCGTGACCTTCTGCGACGTGCTCCATGCCGGATTAAGCCCGGTGCCGACCACGCCTGGCGGCGGCTGCGTCGGATTATTCCATGCCGCGATGAGCGTATCGTAATAGGCCATTCAATTAACTCCAAAAGTGGCCGTCGGCGGCGTGATGACCATCGGCGCATCCGGCTTCGGCTTGACGCGCATTTTTGGCGGTTCAGTCTTGATGCAAAGCGCGACCTCGTCATGCACGACCTCGCGGCCTTGCGCTGATTGTTTTTCTTCCATTTTAGCCTGCCAGATTAAAGATACCCGTCGCCGCCGGGGTGATGGTCAGCGTGTTGTTGATGGTCAGGTTGAACTGCGCCGTTGACAACTGGCTATAGCAGACCAGCTTGCGCGCGATAGCCGATGCACCCGAGGCCCAGATAACCGCAAACTTGATGTTGCTGATGGTGCCGCCTGTCCCGGTCCATACAGTTGCCGCCGCATTGAACCGCATTTGCCCGCCCGAGGCACCGGCGGTCCAGGTCTTCGACGCCAGCGCTTTGCCGGATGACGAATAGCCGTTCGCCTCCGTCACTTCGCCGGTCACGCTCGATATGATCGATAGCGTTGCCGTCGCGGCATTCGATGCCGATGTGTAGAGCGCAATGCGGAAATTGCCGCTGCCCAAGTTTATCGGGAACGCCTGCCCGAGGTTACGTTTGAATTTATTGTAGTGGTTGTTGTTACCGTGCGGCTCTTTATCCGCACATCTGCATGTCACCATGCAGCCCAGACTATCTCATCATCCCTTACAGGATGCAGCGCGCTCGTGGGTCCATTACTGCTTTCGCGCGGGACCTAGTCGTTACACCTTCCGCAACCCTTTGAGATTTAATCTCATACATTTGCGGCTTGGCTCGGTATTGTCTCATCTGAGGGGTTCACCGAGTTCACGCTGTTTAGGGACCTCCTAACAATCAAAGGTCCACGCACCGACTGCCATTTTGTATTCTCCTATCTGATGAGTGGTGAAGTAATGCCCATCGCTTTGAGAACATGCTTGTCAGCAACGACGAGCGGGACTTCGGGATACTTATCCCGAAACAGGGTAACAGTTTTCTTGGCTTGCGGTCCGTACCAGCCTTTTACTTCCCAAAAGCATTCTTGCTCCGGCAAATAAAAGTCAATTGTATAAGTCTCGCTGCCAAGATCAAACTTTTGCGTTTCGTATTCCCATTTGATCTGACGCTCATCGAACGCTTTGGCGAGCAGAACTTCCCACGATGACCGGAACGGAATGTCGCGATAATAAAACCGCTTCTTAGGATAGTAGGCCGGCTTTCCAAAATTGCCGGCGCTTATGTTCGCTCGCCACTCAGCCGATTGAGGACCGCGTTTTATTCCCTTCCACGGACCTGGCTTGCCGAGCTTGGCGACTCGCATCTTCTCGCGAGCTTCAGCACTAGCGGAGCGGCCCTTATGTGCCTGCGACATCTTCTGTTTAGTTTCATCAGAATGAGGACCGCGCTTTGTCCCTAATTTCGCCAGCCGCATCTTCAATCGTGTTTCAGCTGTTGGCGGCCCTTGTCTCAGTGTTGCCGCCGATTGCCTCGCCCGCGTTTCCGGACTCAGTTTCCAATGCTTTCCCAGCGTCCCCATCTTCCACTTCCTCAATTTCTAATTCTGCACCAGTCCTTACCATCTCAGCGATGATACCCGGTCCATGAACATTCAACTGAAATAATTCGCCGCGTTCTTTTATAAGCTGTAGGAAATCCTCCGTTTGTTTGGCCATCCATACGCTGCACACAAATCGTTTGGCTAAGTCATCCCGCCCTTTTGGTCTGATCCACACGCTCATGGTTTTTTCGTTGTTGTTTTCCGCCTGCTCGTAGGCATGGTGCTCGCCGTCGAGCCAACATGAATCCAAGCCGAATATTTCAAGCCGCTGGAAGCCGAGCATGCGCATCAGCGATATGGCGCGCATCGTCACGGTCACGCCGATGGTCACGGGGTTGTGTCGCTTAAAATAATACTGATCCAGAAGCTTGATCTCGTCATCGCCTGCGCTCAACGCGTGCCAGATCGTGACAATGCGGTCGCGGCATATTTCGAAAGTTTTCGGGTGACATTGCGATGCCAGCAAATAATGGCAATCATGCACCGGCGTTTCGATAAAGCGTGCGTTGAACTCACGCGCATCCATGACCACCGCAGCATGCGGACGAATATTGTGATCGACGCACCATTGATAGGCGCCGTTGACCGTGAACACCTTGCCGCCGGTGCACCAGATCGTCTCGACCAATTCCTTTTCGGTCGTCTTGAGCGATGGCCCGCCCGCCACCAGAATGGCCACGTCCGGGTTGGGGTCGTAGGGCATCGCCTGCGGCAAGCCGCGCTGAATGTTCTGGCGAACCTGTTCGAGCAATTGCTCGTCGGTGACGTTGACACGGCAGTCCGGTGAAAACGCAATTTCCATCACGCGCTTCGGATCAAATGGAATGACGTGCGTCTGTGCCGCGTCGTGCCTCATCGTTGCACCACGTAGAGACCCGTTCCGCACAGATCGCGCGCTTCGATAAGATTGCCCAAGGTCGCGATCCGGTCCCGCCACCAGACAAAATTCTGCACGGTTAGATGCAGCGGCTTGCCGATGAATTTCCCATAGCCGTCGTCATGCAATGCGATCTGCAACCAAGTTGTCCGGCACGCCTTGAAGATGCGGTCAAGCGCTAGCATGGTGTATTCGGGCGGCAAGTGTTCCATCACATCGCAACAAAAGCCGTAATCCCAACCGAACTTGTTGTTGATGGCCCAATTGTCCCACAGCGCCGCCTGAATGAACCGCGTGCGATCAATCTGTGGATCTAGCGCGGCGTCAGTCAGATCGAGCCAGGAAACGCGGAAGCTGAGGTTGGCGAACTTCATCCCGGCCACCCCGGCACCGCAGCCGATGTCGATGAGGCTGGCCATGGCAACCGGCTCAAGCACCTCGATGAAGCGCTCGACATTATCCAGGCCGGGCGAGTAATTTTTATATTCAGGGTAGCTCCATATTTCCTCGTACTTGATCCTTTCGGGCGCCGTGCTGTCAGCAATGTGCAACATTCCTTAACATCTCCTGAAAGCAAAGGCGCCGATGTCCTCGCGCCCGGCACTCGTTTCCATGTTGCTGCTGCCGGCCAGAACGAAACCCAGGCCGCGCATGACAGCGATCAGGCCGCGCCGCGTCCAGTACCAGCAATGCTCATCCTTGCGGTAATGCTTGGAGCGTAAGACATGCTCGGCATCGCGGAATATCGGCACCGCCAGGAATAACCATTGCTGCACATTGGCGATCAACGGACGAAAGTCGTGCATATGCTCGAGCACGTCCCACATCGATATGGCTAGCACCGAGTTGGTATAAGGATCACGCCACAAGTCGCGTTGCTTCAGCCAGGCAATACCTGCCGGATTGATGTCGAAGCCAAGCGTCGAGCGGTAAAAAATTGCATTGCGTCTTTCGATGAACGCCCCGCAACCGATTCCGACATCGACCAGTTCGCCGCGATGATATTGCGCCACGAACCTCGCCCGGCCATTCATCAGTCTCTTGCCTATTCGACTATCGGCCTGCCTGGCGAAGCGATCGAAATACTCCTGATCGTAAGGCGATTCCGTTACAGGGAAATAGCCGATGCCAAGCTCGGGGAACCATTGTAAGTGACATTCGGCAATGTGCTCGTGCAGCGTTGGTCGAGGAAACGGCAGAACTGTTGCATCAGGTCGGGGATCGCCTTGTTGCAGTTGTGCCGCATGTTCGTGCATTGGCAGAAGTCCTTAGGGGTGGCAAAGCCGATGCGCGAACAGTCGAGCCGCGGATCGAGCACTCTCACAGGCGCGTTATGCCCGCCCTGGCCACCGAGCACGACAAAGCAATCCTTCTTCAGTGCCAGCGCCGCCGGGATGATAAAACCCATGCCGCCGATAATGATGTCGGACGCCGCCATCAGCGCCAGCATATCCATCACCGGCAATTCGCCGTGAATGAACTCGCTGTCGCCCTTGGGCGGTACTCCAACGAACCATTCGGCGGCATGGGCAATGTCGGCCACGCAAACGATGTGATGCGTCGGCCGTAATGCCTCGACGATATCCAGAATATATTGCGGCTCAGGATTGCGCGCCGAATTAAACCATTCGCTCCTGACGGTGAGCGGGCGCACAAAGGCCATTGGCTTGTCTGTTTGTATCACCCGCGGTGCCGGCAACGGTGGCAGATCGAGCGGCGGCACGAAAGGGATGCCGAACGATTCCTCCATGCCGTTGATGATCGAGCGGCCGGCCAGAAACGCCCGCTGATACGTATTGCGCACACTCTGCACGCGTGGAGGTCGCGGCACCCAAACCGCGCGGCTGCGCGCGACGTTCTTGTTCTGCGTGCGCAGCCGCGAATACGATCCTTGTGGCCTGACAAAGCGAACGGGCAGCCCTGCATACAATTCCGGCCACGAGGTTTCGAGGGTTATCTCTCTGGTACGAGACAGCGAGCGCACAAACGCCAACTGATAGATATTGTCTCCAAGTCCCTGCATGCCCTGAATATGCAGCCGCCTGTCAGGCGACGCGCGCGACTGGATCGGCGGCAGCAACATGGTCTTCCAATCGCACGATCGGCCAGATCGTCAATGCGCTGCCCGGCGATGCGTTGACGCACTCGATGTTCAGTGCCGTCAGATCCTCGGCAACCTTCGGCAGGTCGGTCTGTTGCCGGCTCCAGCAGTTCGCCGTCACCTTCCATGGATGCGGCGGATGGTGATGGATTTTCCCGTCCGGCCCGGCCTTCTGGTCGATGCCGAGCAATACGATCTTTGCCACGCCCAGATGCACCGCCAAATTGATGCCCGCAGTCAAGGTGGTGTTCTTGACCATCAGCGTGTGCGTGTCGGTGGCCAGCCCTAACGAAGTCTTGCGAATCACATTCACCAGATTCGGCGGACCGCTTGCATGGCTTACACTTGTACAAGCGATAATCTTGCCGCCAAAATTCATCAGCTTCTGGCGATGATGCAGGAACCAGCGCATGTCGGCGAACACCACGTATTGCGCCCACGGCACTGCCGCATATGAACTGTTAATGGCGATAACCTTCTTGTCCCGGATCAACTCGAGGTTCTGCTCGAGCAAGGACGTTCCACCGCCAACGATATAGCCGACTTCCCCTTTCCAGGCCGGTTCGATACGCCAGGTCAAACGATCAGCCTCTTGTATTGCTGGATCATGTCGGTTGCGCTTGGCGGCAATACCGATCCGCCCGCCCAGCCCACGCCCATCCGGTTGTAATAGTCGGAAAACGTCACCGTTGTATCAACGTGCGTCGTACTGCGGATGGCTGGATCGCGCATTGCGGCAAATTTCTGCGCCCGCAATGTCTCGATGCAGGCCTGCGATAGCAAAGCAGGCGCTTCGTCGGGCAGATCATAGCCACCGCTATATTGAACAATCACCTCACCGCACCAATGGCTGCCCCATGACGAAAGCCCCGACACCAGCCACAGCAGTCCGGCTTCCATGTCCAATTCATAACCCGCCGCATCGAGCGACTGACCGCCGACCGTTATGGAATCGAATTGCGTCACCGGATACTGGCGCAGGTTCAGCCCGCGCACCGGATCGTAGAACGACATGCGGAAACTCTCGGAAACCGTCAGCAGGGCAAAGGTGCGGTCGCACAATTCGCCGATCATGCGCGACGCCCTGGTGATGTTTTCCGCCATGATGGCATCGACCGCGGTGTTGCCGGTTATGCCAAGCGCCAGGTTGACCGCATCCACCGTGGTCAGGTCATAGTTCAGCGCGGTTGGCCCGAGGATGGTGAAAAGGGATTTTCTCATGGCTCATATCTGCCGGTTGGACCTATGGGGCCGGGTGGACCCCGTTCACCGTCTTTGCCGTGATTGCCTTTTTTCACGAACAGTTGCCATTGCTTCGAGTCGCCCGGCCTATCCTTGGCATCCTCGACCATGCAGACCCAACCGGAACCGCCCGACGAGACCATGTCGTCGAGGTGATAATCCTCGTCATGCTTCCATGGCCCGCGGTAACGCCCGCGCGATGGGCCGGCCCCGTCCTTGCCGTCCATCCCTGGCAGACCCGGATCGCCATCCCTGCCGCGTAAATTTCCGATTTTTTCCCAAGGCATATTGACATTTCCCATGGAAGGCATTTTCAAGATTTAAATTCGTATAAATCTCCGTTCTCGCTATTCAAATAAGCTTGTCCGACAAGTTTTTCGTGCGGCGGACCTTTACCGACTAAAACAGACGACCCGTCACGGCCATCCTTGCCATTCGCGCCGTCACGTGGTTTTGGCAACTCGGAAACTATTTTCTCTATTTTTTTGCTGATAAATGAGTTGAAGACATCGTTCGATGTTAAATTATCGAGCGCTGCACTCATGTTCATCAACTGACGGCGAAGCTTGTCGTTCTCGTCACTCAGGTAACGCAGATTATCAGCGATATCACCTTTACCCGGTAGCTTGGCGTCAATGTCGACAAGTTGTTTTTCTAATCGAACGACTTGCGCATGACACGGACTGATTTGGTTCTTGATGATCTCAGCAATCTCGCGCCCAATATTATCCTCAAGCTGCATGGCCCAGGCTCCTGCGGATAGCGTCGAGCAAGGCGCGCTGATTGATCTGTGCCGGCGCCGGCGTGGTCGGGTTAGGCATCGGTGCCGGTGCCGCCGTCAAAGCCGGCGCGTTGGCGCGATTGGCCAATGCCTCAAGCGTGAACATCTGCTGTTGCGCCATAGGCGATTCGCCGCCGGTAACATCGATGTAGCCCAGCACCCGCCGCGCTTCATTGGGCGACAGAATGCCCTTGCTCACCGCTTCCGCCAGCACCGTAATTTGCGTCTGCGAATCCATGCGGAACAGGCCGGTGAGATCGAATTCGGCGCGGTAGCCGGCAGCGGTCAGGCCGAGGCCTTCCGACAGAAGCGCTTCAACATGCTCGATCAAAGACTGTAGACACAACTTGTAATACTGCAGATCGAGCAGCTCCGCGTTTTGATAATTTGGCGGATCTTTCGCCCCGACCATAAAGGCGGGAATGCCGAATGCCGTGCAGATCGTTTCGTTGTTGTGCTTGAGCTGCTCGATCAATTGGCTGTCGACGGCATTCTGTTGTAGCGGATTCCACGTCACGCCCGAGCCGAGTACGGCAACGCGGCCTTGATTTATCCCGGTGTAGTTGCTGTTCCAGTTGTTTTGTAGCCGTTCCGCCGTGACTTGGTCGATATTTCCGGCCGCGGTGAGAATGCCGGACGGTCTTGCCGCATTGCCGAAGAACGATGCCGAGAATTGCTCGATCGACAGCCCGCGCAACGCAGGCGCGGTGGTCGAATAGAGCGGCGACATTCCCACCAGCTTATCGAACAGGCAGTTGATGCGATCGTGCATGATCTCATCGGCTGGCACCACCACACGATCTTGAGTAATGCCCGCCAGATTATCGGTATTTATTTCATAGAATATTGAGCCATCAGTTGCTTTCAGAGGTACGACCCGATTGGAACCAAGCACATGCAATGCGGTTACAACATTGCGGTTGTCGCGTTCCTTTAACACATAGGCATTGCCGGTACGCAGTTTTGCGATCAGCCAACTCTCGAAGAACTGTATCCGCGTTTGGTATCGGTTTGGCTTGTTGAGCACCGGCGAGAACGCGGCGGCGGTGGTTTCCTCCCAGACCTTATCGATTGGCGCCATCAATTTGACGCGCATCTTGGCAATGTCGGCAGATATCATGGAAACGCAACGGTACAGCGTCGCGTTCTGCAGCGGGTTCTCCATGGGCAGCGGCAGATTGCGCTGCCAGGCACCGGCAAAAGGTTCTTGCACGATCGGATACCAGCCGCGGTCGTAGGCAGTGGCCGGCAGCATCGGTGACTGCTTGCGCACAGAGACTTCAAAGCCGAGGATTTTCACTCGTCGTCCTCGGCCCGCATGTCGGCGCGTTGATAGCGCTTTTTACTTTTCTTCGGCGGCCGTTCTTCGTCGTCGACCTCGACCGCCAATTGTGCGAGCGCCAGGCCTTGAGTCGCATCGGACGCCGGCTCAAACACGTCGCCGGGCTTGAACCGCCGTCCCATGTAATCAAATTGCTTGAGCGCTCGCATCATCATTAGGTCACCGCACCGCCATAGGCACAGTTCGTCAGATAAAACACGCCTTTGTCACGCAACCGCTTCCACGTAACGAAACGCTCGGCACGAATGAGCAACAGGTTGTTCTGGAAGGCCGAGACCAGGTGATAGTTGCCCGATGTCGGGTTGTCATCGAGTTCAACCGAGGCTTCGGTCGAGGCCGAAATCTCCAGCCCGCCCTCGTCGGCAATCGCCACGGAAGGCGCATCCAACGCAACAACATAGCCAGACGGCACGTTGCCCGAGGTGATGATCTGCATCCCGGACAGCCGGTTGTTGTCGATTTCCGAGAACTGCCGAACGCCGAGGGTCGTATAGATAGCCCCGATTGCCGTCGCCAATTGCGGCTGCATCAGCAGCACAAGACTCCCGGTGTCGATATTGTTGTCCTGGAAGTGCTTCAAGATCTCCCGGATGTCATGGATCAGGTCGGTAGCTGCCGTTCCAGAAGCCGCATCGCTGTCGGCACCGTTCGTGATCGAGGCCGGACGAGAACCGACGATTGCCGTGATCGACGGAGTGATGAACTGCTCATCCATGAACTTGGCGATTGCGGCGGCAAGTTTTTTGCGCGCCCAATCTTCTACGGATGGACTACTGAAGCGGGCGAGCTCCTGAGTTACGCCGACGATCAACGCGATTTTGTTGAACGCTAGCGTCACAGCGTCAAAACTGCCTGCAGCAACCGGCTTGCTTTCGCCCTCGCCGACCCACTGGGCTGTAATGGCCCCAATGTCTCGGGGGATGCGCGTGTTAAATGGGACCCGCGTCAACCCGGTGATCTTGCCGAGGAACGTCATCGGCAACAGGTAGTCAACAAACTCCGAGGTGAGATTCTGCGCATAGACCAGCGGTGCGGCCCACGTCGTGCCGGTTGTCGTGCCATAGGCGACCGCCGCCTTTTGCGTCAGATAGTTTTCCACCTGCGGCCATTGTCCGCAGTATTGTCGCGCCACCGCGATGATATCGCGATGAAACTCGCGCGCGTGCAGTTGACACGCCAGCACCTTCATCAAGCCAATACCGGGCTCAAGCGTCGGCGCTTTTACCTGGATGACTTGCGAATGCATCTCTACGCCGCCGTTCGTTACCGGTTTGGCGGTGCTGATCAGTTCCTTCTCGATAAGCCGGCAGTCGCCAAGTTCGCGATCGACCGACTTGATGGTTGCCGAGTGTTCGTCGAATGAATTCTGCTCGGCCTCGTCCTTGGTGCGGTCTTCTTCCATGATCTTGCTTTGAATTGCGTCTCGCGCGGCCACCTCGGCGGCGCGTTTTGCTTCGAGGTCCTTGATCCTCTCGGCGTTGGTCTTCGTGGCCATTGTCCTGGCCTCCAATTTTAGGGAACGGGATGCCGAGACGCCGGCGGGTTTGTCGGGGTGGCCTGACGCGGCCGGGCTCAATGCCTGCGGATCGCCAGACGCGGCGCGCAGGCCTTGATCGATAGCGCGAATAGTGGTGATGGATGCTTCAGCGTTAGCTGGGATGGTGACGGCGGAAAGCTCCAGCCATTCCCATTCGTCATACTGCACGCCGCCGCCCTTGAGAAATGTAATCTTGTCGGCGACCTCACGAAATCCAATTGAAACGAATTGGACAAGTCCGGATTTTAGTGATTGCCACGACTCGTCCAAGCGGTCCTTTAATTTGCCTGGCTCCAGCACCTTGACCAATTTGGCCCTAAATGGAATTCCGTCATCCCTAGCTTCGGCCCAAACAACATGGCCGATCGGCTCGCTGGATTTGTGCTGCCACAGCAGCGGCATGGGCAGGCTGAACTTGGCGCCGTGCGGCATGACGATATCACCGACACGATCGGCCTTCGGCGTCGAGGCAATACCTTCAATGATGCGCTGCTCGTCATCAAACGATTTGATGTCCAGCACCGAATAGGCGCGGTTTAGTGTCATGGATTTCACCCTTTGGGAATTCAGCCGACAAAGAACATCTGGAAGGCCGGCGCCTCGTCCGGCTTGTTCTGCATCACCAGCGCGGCGTCGAACATCGCCATGGCGCAGTC